CCCTGGCTGGTGTGGATTGTTCCGGCGCTGTGAGCGCCGCGGTGAATTCTTGGGAGGGCGCCCCGATCTTCCAGTCCCGCATGAGCACCGCCACGGAAGGCCCATGGCTTGCCGCGCACGGTGCCCTGCCTGGCCGCGGCAACCCCACCGATTTCCAGATTGGCTGGTGGGATAACGGTGGCGGCGCCAACGGGCACACCGCCCTTAAACTTCCCGACGGTACCTACATCGAATCCGGCGGTAACACCGGTGGTGGTCTCACTATCGGGCGGGGAGCCGGCCCCCTCGACGGGCGGGGGTTCACCAACTGGGCACATTTTTCCGGCAGTGCTGCTGACCTTAACCTCCCAGCCCTAGAGCTGGCGTTTAGCAGCCTCACCGGTGGCGGCACCAGCGTGAGCTGGGGCGAAGCCCAATCCCTCCACGATCTGGCCATCAAATACTTAGGCGCAAAGGTCTATGACCAGGGCGGCATCCTCCCCCACGGCGGCGTAGCAGTAAACTTGTCTGGCCGCCCAGAGATGGTGCTGCCCCCGACGTTGAGTCAGGCGGCCCGTAGTGGGCAGCTGCAGGCCACATCCCCGGAGCTAGCTCGCGCCGTCGACAAGCTCACCGCAGCATTGTCGTCGGCGACCGCGGCATTCGTCAAAGCCGCGAAAGAACTGGACAAACCAGTGCGCGCAGGGTCGAAGGAACTGGCAGCCTGGGGTGGCGGCTTCCTCGGCAAAAGCCAGGTCGTCATCGACGCCGAAAAAGGCCTGGTCGATACCCGTAAGGCCATTGCCGATGAGTCCAAAGACATCGCCGACGCCGAGAAGGAACTGGCCAAAGCTAGGAAGGACCTGTCGAAAACCGAGCG